ATCATTTTGACAATGTGTTTATCGCATTGCAATTTTGCAGCCGCAACTGGATGATAATCTAGAATAAAGATGTTCATGGCATTTCTCCGTTATTAACAGGATCATTCTATTTTATTTCAAACCAAATGTCAACTATTAAATACCACGTTCTTCTTTAAACTGTTTTCTAAGTTTCATAAAGTCATGAATATGATCATCTCGATCTTCAATAAAGACTTGAGGTTCATCATCGTCAACCATTACGATTGTAACCAACTGCTTGATTGGTTTATTAGTACGTTCTTCAAATGCTACGGCATAGAACGATTCTTGCATAAAGTAACCTTTGATCCACTCGCGTTTCTTTGGCTTACGAGAGGTCTTAAAATCAATGATTGATAACTTACCTTGCCATTCAGCTATAAGGTCGACACGTCCAGCCGTTCTAATAAAATGCGAATATAAAGGAGCTTCTTGATACCAAATATTATCAAGGTTAGCATCAAGCAATGGTTTAATAGAATTAAAGGTAAACAAATTGGCTGGCATTTTACCTCTGGCGTAGTCAGCCTTATTGTCTATATACTCTTCTGCAATCAGATGGACCTCAGTGCCTCTTACAGCAGCTTGATTACTAATCTTTTTAGCTTCTTCCTCGCCTACACGGTTTTTCCATGCTTCAAGACCGGATTTATCTTGTATTGAAAGTACCGTGGTTACTGATGGGTATTTTTCGCCATTGGGCGGATAGTAAAATCTTCCATTTGGTGTAGTTTCACAGTGTGGATCTGGTAATACAATCCCATGCTGTACATGATTAAACACTTTATCCTCCTACGAAAATGTTACCTGAACCTGATATCATTGCTCCAGCATCTGTACTATCACCAATTCTAGCAACTTCTAGACCTTCACAAAAAACCGTACTTGATCCAACGTTTACTTGTGCTATATGAGGTGCACAAGGTGGTTGTGGTGGTGCTGGATGAGATACGGTTTTATCTGTTTTTCTAGCAACTAATATGCCATTGGCGTATACTGTACTTTGTCCAGGCGTATCTAATATAGTAGTTGCTACACACACGTGACCAGTAGTTAACGTATCACCTTTTCTACAAATCGCTGGCATCTTCCTTAAACTCCTTTATTGTGACTTTACCATCATCACCAATAAGCCATTCAATGAGTGTATCCTCAGCCCAACCCATTTGATTTAGTAGTTCGGCTGGAAATTCGATGAATAGTTCACCATCTTTGTCTTCTTGTACTTCAACTGTATAAGTGCTCATAGTCCCATCCTATCTCTTGCAATAATATACGATTTTACCAGATCTGATCTTACTATATCATCAATAAAGAATTCTGTAAACTTAAATTCTGGCATAGATCTAATAATTTTCATAAAGTCAGCAATACCTGACTGCTCGTTAAATCTTTTACTGGTAAGATCATCCTGTTTAATATCGCCAGCAAAGATAATCTTACAATTTTGTCCTACTCGAGTCATAATGGTATGCAATTCACCATCGTTCATATTTTGCATCTCGTCAACTACAATAATGCAATCATCAAATGTAACACCACGAAGAAATGAAGTCGAACGAAACTCAATCAAATCTTTTTGTTTTAAAATAGAATATGCGTCCTTACGACCAAAGAACTTTTCACAGATAGGCGGATATGGTTCCTCATATACCGCTTCCTTTTGTGCCTTGGTTCCTGGCATAAATCCTTGATCACGAGATGAAACAGTCGATCTAACGATCCATACTTTATTATAAGGTGTTTTCTTATTGAATACTTCATTGAGTGCAAAGTATAGCGCCAAAAAGGTTTTACCAGTACCAGCAATACCATGTAACATAAGGTTATAGCCATCATCCCATGATTCAAATGCTTTGGCTTGATTTTCCGTCATAGGCTCAATTTTTTCAACCATTGAGAATGCGGCTGAAAGTTGATTTCCATCCTCTAGAATCCCCTGTTGTTTTAAAATACGTTTCTGTCTCTTTGTTAATCTTCTTTGTTGTTGGACAGGCATATAATCCTCTTAATTTCGAGTTTCAATTGTACTTTTGTAATGTGCTTTTTTGGCTTTTTTCAATACGTCATTAAAGCCATCATCTATTCGACGAATGCCTAGACGTACTGAATCGCCAAACGCCACTACAGGTGGTACTTGAATGAAATTAAGATTCTCTTTTAAAAACTCTTCTCTTTCTGATAGGGACAGGATATGCGTGACTTCTTCACCGGTATCCTTATTTCGAAATGTATAGGTTGGCATCTAATACTCCTTAATAAAAAAGGCGCCGAAGCGCCTCCTCACCTCTTCATAGAAGTATTTATACCATCATCTCGTAGATTTCCTTCCAGGTTTTAACCCTTTCAACAAAAGGATGTTCAAAATTTTGATTGTGTGTATGGTCAATCAATATAGGATTAAGACCTGCAGCCAAACCAGACAAAGTATTTTCTGGCTTATCTTCGATCCAGAAACAACCGGTCTCATTATATTCGGCCAAAGCTTCGTCCTTATCAGCTCCACAATCAAGGCAAATAATCTTTTCAAAGACAGTCTTGCCAAAGAGAGCTTCTAAGTTTTTCTTACGAAGTTTTCCAGCATGTTCATCCAAACTCAAGGATGTAATACAATGGAAAATGAAGCCGTGGTCTTCATGAAGCTTACGTACATATTTTACAGCATCACGAAATGGAGGTAGCCATCCCATTGCAGCTGATTCATTGAACATGCGAACAAGCCTCTTTGCTTCAACCTTTTCGATGCCATACATTTCAGCAATATCATAACAATCCGGCTTTATATTTTCATAGCCATGATTGTCCATCCAACGAGTGAACCCGTAGAGCCAGTCTACGAGAACACCGTCACAATCAACAAGTATTAGTTTTTCATTAATTTTCATGCCGCAATCCGCAGGTTCATTTCAACTTCTTTAAACCGAACCTCAGTCGCATAACGGCTGGCATAGAACCAAGCCTCACCATCCCAGAGGTAGAGGTATTCAGCGCCACAGTAGTCGTAACCGTTCTTCATATATTGTTCAACCGACTCGTAAGGAACCGTAGGTTCATTCTTATGAACTGCACTTTGTATAGAGTCGGCCAGAGAAGGTTCGAGGGACGACAGATAGCCAACTACTGAGACTGCATTGGCAACAACATCATTGTTATAGTATTCAACCAAAGTACGACCAACACCTTCTACATAGCCATCATAGTGACAATAGGTGGCTTCCACTTCACCGGTGTTCTTGTTCCAGTAGCCGATCATTGCATGAGTACCCATAGTGTATCCTTTCGTTTCCTATATTAGTAATATAATCAATACTCATGCAATGTCAACCACTAAAATGCATTTTTTTCAAAAAAAGTTTGTTGACAAATCGCGATCGTTAAGATGCTCTTCACGCTCTTGATACTTATTGCGACGCTTTTCACGAATGCTGGATTTCCATTTATCATATCGTTTACGGTCGACCTGCTTATCCTCCCATTCGTCGTCTTCCCAAGAGTCCTGAGCCTTATCCCAACGCTTATCCTTACGCGCCATTGCTTTCCTCATTGATTACGTTACCAAATGCTTCGTTAATTACCTTAGTGGTAAGTCCTTTATATGGCTTTTGCTTGATCATATCAATCAAAAGTTTTGCATCTTCACGATGTACTGTCTCTAGCATTTCAATAAAGATCTGTTCGCGTTTAATTTTTTGTACATTCTCACCACCAAAGCCATCAACAAAATACTTTAGCTTACGAGCCTCACGAATAAGTGCTCCTTGATTTTCATGTGCCTGTGATGGCGTATAAGGAGGTTCAGTATTTGGAATAAGAAACTTGATCTTTTTCTTATCATACATTGCAATAAGAATATTTCGTAGAGCGGGTGAATCATTTTTCTTCAACCACTCGACTTTTTCTTCACGTGTTTTAAGTTCACACGTTTTATTAATAATTTCTGATAGCATCATTACCATATTAGAATTCCTGAATATGCTCCATTAGGTTACGTAGTTTGTTTTTCATAAAATAGTTGAAAAGTTGCGAACGATCTTTTTCATTCACTTCTTCATAGCGCTCAATGATTTGTTCCTTAATGTGATCTGGTACTTTTGACAAATCAATCAAGGATTCGTTGCGCTTAAAGTTACGAAGGACTTGCTCATTTGTGATAGTATCACTAATTTCTGCCATTCGCTTTTTAGTAATAGGCTTTTGACGTTCACCTATTACAAGACAATTATCATTTGACAATACATTTGGTATACCATCGCCAGCATCACCTTTAATAATATGCTCAAGTAGATATTGCTGAGGATCAGAATGTTGAATCCAACGCTTGCGAATAGGATCAAACTGCTTTACATTTGCATATTTATGCAACTGAATAAAGTCCTTGTCAGACGACAAGATAAGAATCGATTCGCCAGTGTTTAGTTCAGTTCCTTCTGCGTGGCAAATAGTACCAATAATATCATCAGCCTCGACACTATCAATTTGAATCACCTTATATGGAAAGAATACTTTAAGCTCTTCACGAATCTTATTTAGAGACGTAAAGATTGCATTCCAATCCAATTCAGATTCTTCACGGTTTTTCTTACGTGCCGCTTTATAATAAGGAAACATTGCTTTACGCCAATAGTTCTTATCATCAGCA